CATCAAAACTTCTTTACAAGAAAGTTCAATTAATTTACTATCTTTATTCATGGTAGTATTTTATCCTCCTATTAGGTTTAATTCTTTTCATTTCATCAAATCTTTGTTTGTTTCCCATAAAAGCCGCTTGTTTTGCTGCGACCATTTTCATATCTTGATTTGTAACTTCTCCAGTTACTAAATTTAAATCACCTTTAACTAAATAAATTCTTCTCGCTACTGTACTATATTCAACATCATAATTTATTTCTAAATTAGATTTAATATTGAATCCTTTTTTCTGAAGAGTAATGATATATTTACCAGGAGATGGATTAGTTGATTTACATTTTAAAGATTCAACTTCAACAAATCTTTCTCCAAAATACTCATACTCTCCTTCAACAGTTTGATCAATAATTTCCTCTGGAAGTTTAACTAATAATTGAGCTGCATATGTATCTTCTTCTTCAGTTAATTGACCAATCAAAGCTAGATACATATATTTTTTAGGATCAACTGGAATAAAGAATAAGTGTGTATTATTCTTATGTTTCCTTATTAGTATTCCACTATATTTTTTAACTACACAATACCTAATAGTTCCATCCATAATTTGATAAGTCTCCGATGGTATATTTTTAATTTGTTCTAAATTTAAGCGAAACTCATGTATGTATTTTCATCCATTGTTAAATTCATCTCACTGTTATCCCCTTCATAACTAGCAACTATTGAAACATTAAAACCTTTCTTATTTTTAAAAAAAGCTACATTTATTTCATCGATATTTGCTCTATCATCGTATGTAGTAATTGCTCTATAAATTTCATTCTTAATACTCTCTTGAGTTACAGAATCCGCTGGTTCAAAAATATACAAATATAAATCACTTCCAAATTCCGGATCATGATCCATTGATCCTCTAGGTGTCATTAATATATTACTCCAAGATGTTAAAATTGCATCCATATCAAATAATTTATTAAAATCTCCACTTGGAGAAAGCTTAGAAGAAAAATCCAAAACTCTTCCGGATGAACCTATAGAAGTAGTTTTGAATTTATCTAATATATTTGCCATGATTTACCTTTTTTGTTTTTGAGAAGATCTGAATTTAGATTCCTGTTCCTTCATAATTTTTTGTCTTTCTTCTTCTAAATCTGCTTTCCATTTAATTAAATCATAAAAGCGCTTAACAGGCATAAAAATAATATCATGATATGGAACCTTCATAAGCTCCATAAGTGAAAAGATATTCTCAGTTAAATTTTTCCTGTACAACGAGATTTCGTTATGAAGAGTACACCATGCGAAAAAAGTTTTCCACTAAATCAATATTTACAATATCTTCTGTTCCACAATGCTGACAAAATACCTGCATCTTTAATGAAGTTTCATATTTTCCAAATTCCTCATTAAATTTTTCATAAATTTCTCTTTTGTCCTTAGCAGGTAAAGTTCTGTATGCATCAATTATATCCAATCTTGCATTAATAACTAAAGGTTCAGTAGCCGCCTCAATGTCCTGTTCAAATCTTTCAATAATTAATGTTTCAGTAATTATGTCCATTGTAGAACCAGGTCTTGATGACATACTCTTAATTGCATTCATTTCATCTTCCAATGTAGGCTGTTTAATGTATGCAACTACTCCCTTTGATTTCGGAAGTTCCACCTTAACCCTTTTTGTTAATATGTCTTCACCTGGATAGGGATTGAAATTAAATGTGTCAGATGCAGCAACAGTTACAGAAAAATCCTTTTTACAATTCTTGCATTTAATATCGTAATTTCTGATATCCTCATATGTTATATGATATAAACCATATAATAATGTATCTCGATCCTTTAAAGTAACTAATTTTAAAAAGTCTTTGAATTCCGTAATAGTATCTGGTTTCTTAACCAATGTCTCGTAAATGCATTTGTTTAAGTGCTCTGTTACCTTTGTTGGAGTCATTAAAGACCCTTTTAATCTCTCCTCGTCCTGAACATTTAAAGTCCTTGTTGTAAATGATAAATGTGTTTGTGGAGTGATTACCTCGTATTCCGGATACTTTAAGTTGAAACCTGTGAATGGCATTTTTTAAACTCCTTTCTTTTCGCTTTCTATTTTTTAGTTATTCTTGTTATATCTTATTGATTGTAACTCTGTACAGTTGGTTTTACTGATGCAAACATTTCCGCCCAACTCTGACATCTCTGAAGAACCCATGGCTCTCTCCAAGCATAATCAACGTTGAATTCAATTTCCACATCCAATCTCCCAACTGTCTCAACATCGCTACCATATAAATCAGCAGGATCCTTAGTTGGAAACATACCGTCATAGCATGCAAAGAATTCGACAGTCTGTGCATCTGGAGCAGTTGTCCAGTAATACATTAATGCAGAGTATTGTGATTTAGTGTAACCTAATCCATCGTCTCCGTCGATTAAATCTGTAACACCAGTTCTGTAATCACGAATTAATTTAAACCATCCTGAGAAAATGTCAAGAAGTGGAGTCTTGTTGAATTCTACGAATTTGATAGATACTGAGTTACCGTAATCTATATTGCCAGGAACTGCGAATTTTACTCCTCCCAATCCAGTAAATTCAACCTTGTTTAAAGTTCCGCCCGGAGGAGTTACACTTAAACAAGAAGCCGCTAAAACGTTCTGAATTTCTGATGTACTTGAAAGTCCAGAGTTAAAAGTTTTTGTATAATCCGTAAGCTTGGGTGGTAAATAATCAAACCATATAAAGTGATACCCAGTTAAGTATGGATCTGCTACACCAGCACGAGTACCGCCAAATTTTCTAGTGAGGATGTTATTCCCCAATTCTGCAAAACTATAGCGCATAGATATTACCTCCTATTGAATGTTTTTAATTTCTGCTAATAACTCTTCTAGAGTTATAGAAGACTTTTTAGACTTATTTTGATTTTTTGTTGTTTTAATAATTTCTAAATTACAAACATGTGCAGCAATTTCTGGATCAACATTATTATCAAAACAATAACAAACTGATAGCTTATGATCTAATGAATATCCAGTTACTTTTCCTCTTAAATCAATGTTTATAATTTTACTTCTATTTCGTCTAACATTTATTTCTGTTAACCTATCTACTTCTAATCTGTACTTTTGAAATTTTGATTTTCTTTCATAGTTAATATAAATTTGTTTTGTTTTTGGATTATTCTTTTTAAACTCTTTTTTGCAATCTTCACAACAAAACAATCTTCCTCTATCTAAATTATTTTTTACATTTCTAATTCTTTCATATAGTAATTCTCTTCTTGGGGAAAACCAAATATTTTTACATAATGGATTTTCACATTTACATTGAAGTATAAATTCATCTGGTTCATTTGGATCATATCTTAGATCAAATTTAAAAAATGGATATCTTTCTCGAATATCTTCTATTTTAATTCTATTCTTAATTGAAATACTTTTAAGAATTTCTTTAGCTTTTTCTTGACCAACAATTTCTATTAAAGATTTATTTTTATTTTTATTTGGAACCTTATGTTTCTTTCCAGTTTTAGATTTTGAAATATTATTACCAACACTAGGATCTCTTTTTAACCCAGTTCTACTTTTAGTATATTTTTCTTTAACAGAAGGACATTGAGAATGAAACTCAGAACAACATTTTTTATTTGTAATTGTTAAATATTTGGCTATTCTATTACATCCATAGTCACATTTAGATCCTTCTAAATTTTCAAAAGAAACAAATTGATTACTTTTTCGTTTTATATCCATTTAATATTTGTTCTTCCCTATCCATCAACTCTACTTTTAATTCTATCTAACAACTCGGAATTCCACACCCCATCAAACTCAATTGCTAGATCATCTATATAGGCTGTTGCTGGTATTTTTTCTGCGGTAATTCCATCAATTTTAATACCATATTTTTTCAACCAATCTTTAATCATTTGTTTTTGTTTTTTCACACCTTCTTTTCCATGGGTAATTTCACTTAATCTGGCTGTAAAGATTATTACTTCAAAACCATCATCTTTCAATTGATCAATAAATTGTTTAGCTCCTGAAATTGGTTCATCATACACAGTTCCATCTTTCCAACCTTTTGAATATTTATGAATAGTTCCATCAAAATCAATCATAATTCTTTTAGCATTTACATTATCAAGATCAACGGATTCAGGATACACTACGGTAAGAGGTTTTTTACTAGCTTTAGTTGGGAATGAATCTATTGCAAAACCTCCAACTGCTTCTAATTCTTCATCTTCATGATTTAACCATTCTAGATATTGTTTTAGCATTTTACCTCATTGAGTGAACTTCTGGATGGATAAATCCACCAGCTTCGATCAGATTTGTTAGGTTCTAATCTGGGCTAGATTCACTGGTAGCCCATTGAGATTTCTATAGAATTTCTCAATGTTTCTTGACCCGTTTAAATCTGCGTTAAGTTGGAAATTACAATCATTACATACAAAAGTTTCTTGTTTTGGTCTAGAAGTGTTTAAACTTCCACATTTGGAACAAGTTTTACTGGTATATGCTGGATTGATAAATTCAACTTTAATACCAAGATTTAAACATTTATACTTCAAGAAATTTTGGAACATACTGTAAGGGAATGAATTAATTATATAATTTATCATTTTACCTTTGGAAGTTCCATTCTTTCTCGAAGCTGATTTTCTCAAATTTTTAAGATTTTCTAGGACTAGAACCTCTACTCCTTGAGTAGAAAGATCTTTGGAAATTTGAGTTGTCAACTTATGAAGATAATCTTTTGAATAATTTGTTAGATTCCTTTTCTTTTGATTATTCTTCTTGTGTTCAATTTTTCTATGAGCTAATTGTTTAATCATTTTAAAGGAATTGTCTGAAAGAACCATTCGTTTATAATTCACATCACAACCAATAATATTTGAAGGATTT